GCCGACACAGGAATTCAAGAGCAAGAAATCGCAAAGCACCTTCACCGTCACCGGCGACAGGAACAGGGCCTACCTGACTGTCACCGGCGAGGCCTACGGAAAGGCCAAGGTCCACAAGGAAATAAACCGTATAAGGCAGGGCGGAGCCACATGGGACGAGGCCGTATGGACCGCCAAGATGCTGGCATCGACATTCTAGGAGAATCTTATGGCAAGGAAGAAGGCTGCATGTATAGCTGATGTAATCGCGGAAGCTGTGGAAAAGGAAATCAAGAGGAATGAAAACCAGGAACCTGAAGAAGTCGAAGAGCGCAGCCTAGACGAGGAACTGAACTTCGACACTATCAACTTCGGGGACATTACGGAGGAAAACTACGATGACTAGGGAATTGACAAACAGCATGCGTAACAAGTTCGCGTCATGCCACAGGGCATTCAAGTTCTGCTACGAGGACCTGAAAAGGCCCATAAAGACAAGCGACGCCTTGAACTTCGGTACGGCAATGCACTCAATGCTTGAGGAGTACTGGCAGGGTAAAATCCCGACCACACCAAACATGGAAGATAGCTATTCGTCCATGACGCTTCTCGCCCTCTTTGAGGGCTACAAGAAACGCTGGGAGGAATCGGACAAGGATACATACGAGAGCATCGGCACGGAAATGCGCTTCGACGCCCCTCTGATGAACCCAGAGACTGGCGGTATATCCAAGACATTCCACCTGTCGGGAAAGATTGACGCACTGGCCAAGGAAAAGGCCACGGGAAAGGTGGTGATCGTGGAGCACAAGACCACCAGCCAGGACATCGGACCCGGTTCGGACTACTGGAGGAAACTCCCCATCGACGGACAGGTTTCGGGCTACTACTGTGGAGCCGAGGCGTTGGGACACCAGGCCAGCACTTGCCTATACGACGTGATCCGTAAGCCTACCATTAGCCCTCTCCACAGCATACCAGTTCTTGACGAAGACGGCTTCAAGATTGCGGTGGACGCAAATGGTGAACGGGCATATCTAAAGAACGGAAAGCCAAGGCAGTCTGCCGATAACGAGAATGGAATATTTCTCATGGTGAGAGATGAAACCACGGATGAGTGGTATGAAAGGCTTAAAGCAGATATTGAAAAAAGACCCGACTACTACTACGCACGCATCGAGATTTCTAGAAGCGACAACGACCTTATGGAATACCTCTTCGACATGTGGGCAGTGAGCAGGGAAATATCCGACGCTCAGCGCATGAACCGCTGGAGCCGTAACCCGCAGGCCTGTTCCGTTTTCGGAACGTGCGAATACTTCGGTGTTTGCACCGGGGAACAGGACATCGACGACGTGACCCTGTTCCGCAAGGCGGAAAAGGTAAACGAGGAACTTTAACCATACAACAATCAATCGGAGGACACAACAATGTCACTACTTGAATCCATCAAGAAGGGTCCTAGCACCCGACCACCAAAAATCATGTTAATCGGCCAGGAGGGTGTAGGCAAATCCACCGCAGGCGCACAGATGCCAAACCCGGTTTTCCTTTGCGGTGAATCCGGACTGGTTGGGCCGCAGTTTGCCGACACTCCCAGCTTCACTCCTGACTCATGGGCACAGGCCCTCGCCTTCTGCGAAGAACTGGCTTCCAATCCGTCGGGATACAAGACGCTAGTCATCGACACCCTGGACTGGATAGAGCCCATGCTCTACGCCCATGTAGTCGCAGCGGCAAAGAAGAACGACATCAAGCATATCGAGGACTTCGGATACGGCAAGGGATATGTAATCGCCCAGCAGGAGGCGAGAAGGATGCTCGCAGTCCTTGACAAGGTGAACGCCGCAGGACTGGCCGTACTCATCCTGTCACATTCCCAGCTCAAGACGGTCAAGAATCCCGAAGGCGACGATTACGACCACTTCGAATCCAAGGTGAACACCAAGGTAGCCGGAATCTTCAAGGAATGGTGCGATGCCGTTCTCTTTGCACGCTTCGAAATCTACGTGCGCAAGGACGGAATGAAGGTCAAGGCCCAGGGAGGAACAGAACGTATCGTACAGACGACCCACAGCGCAGCCTGGGACGCAAAGAACAGGTACGGCTTGCCAGAGGTGATGGACCTTGACATGAGTGAAATCTACACCCGTATCGTGGCAGGAAAGTCCAGCGGTGAAATGCTGGAGGCTATCAAGACAGCAGCGGAAAGCATGGAAGCGAAAACCAAGGAAGCCACGCTGAAATGGTGCGAGAGCGGTCCCACCCCCTACGCCATCTACGAGGCTTACAAGAAATTGAACAACAAAAAGGAAGGTAAGTAATGGCTAATTACAGAGGAACCATTATGTCCCACGCTCTCGCGGAGAGCAAGAACACACACACTCCCAGCGTCAAGCTCCACATCAGGGCCGACTTCGACCTTGACTCGCAGACGCCCGTATCCGAAGGAAAGGTCTATTATGCCGACCTGTGGCTCTCCGACGGAGCCGTTGACAGGACTGCGGAGACGCTGCGCGACATCGGATATACCGGCTACGACTTCGAGGAGCTCAACGGTACATGCCTCGAAGGGTTCGAGTGCGAGTTCACGACCCAATGGGAGGAATACAACGGCAAGAGCTACGAGAAGGTGTCTTTCGTGAACCCTGTTGGGCACTACGCCGCGCGTGGAATCAAGCCAGTAAGCGAGGGAGTAGCGAAGAGCATCAGCCGCAAGTACAGCGCCGCCCTTCGCAAGTTCAAGCCCAAGGAGGGAGTGAAGTCTACTGGCAAGGCAGAGGCACCGAAGGCGGCCACCATGGCCCCGAGCGCGGAAGCTCAGAACCTGGAGGATGAAATCAACAAGCTCCCGTTCTAGTTGTGTCCGACGGGAGCATGAGCGTCCCACCCGCTCGGAAATGTAGGTGGGAAATCTTGAGACCGTGACTTTGCGCCCCTAACCAAAGACACGGAAGTGGACCCGCCAGCCCCTGCGGTTCAAGGAATGGGGCACTTACGGCAGATGTGGAGTCGGCAAGGTACGGGAGGGGTAGCTTGTCGGGCGGGTTCGACCCCCGCCATGCCACTACGGAGAGTTGTGATTAGCTGGGAGGAATAGATGGCATACACTATCAACGAGCTGAACGGCACGACAAACAGCGCCAACGCCTTGAAAATGGGGAGGTTCTATGCCCAAAAGACTGACCGACAAGCTGACCACCGCATGGCTCTGGATAGTAGCCATTCTAATGACAATCCTATTGCTGGCGACAACAGTCGCATGGGTAGGAGGCATAATCCTTTTCCTATGGGAGGTCTGCCATGGATAGCAAAGTTGAGATTCTGCTGAGAAAAGGATACAACAAGCGGACCGCCTACAGACTGGCAAAGAAGCCTGACATCGACATAAAGGAATTGCCCGACAAAGGCGAAGACAACATCTACAAATTCAGCAAAGGAGAATTCGTATGAGCACAAGGACTTGCAGCGAATGCGGGAAATCAATGAACGCAGGATTCGTAATCGAAGGAGGTTCGGAATACTACTGCTCCGAGGAATGCCTGCACAAGCATTACACAGACGAGGATTACGACAGAATGTACGACAACGGGGAAGGAGACTCATACTGGACTGAGTTTGAGGAGGACGAAGATGACCTGTGACGACTGCAAGCATTGCGACCACATCAACCACGCCCCGATTGGTTCTGGACGATTTGAGCTGTGGTGCAGGGACGAGTGCGGATACATGACGGAGATAGAGAACTGGACACAACCTTGCGAGAGGTTCGAGAACCGATGGGAGGACGATGATGAAGCGTGAGGAACTGAACGCCGAAGAGAACTACAACGGCGGGCTAATGTACTACAAGTGCGATGTGGACCGCCTGCTTGACGAAATTGACAAATGGTATGCATAGGAGAAATAAAGATGGATTTTGAAGTCGTAGAACAATCAGCAGTTTTTTCTAATGGTAAAACTATTGTTCAAGAAAAAGCGATTGCACAATTTAAGACACTTGGAAGGGCTTTTGATTATTGTGAAGCCTGTAATAAGCATGAACGAAATATTTTCTATGTGAGGAAAAAATGAAAATAGTTTACGAATCCAACGACATTCAAAAATTAAAGAACGTTACACT